GATAAATATCACCCATAATCAACCTATTAATAGTTTCCCCCTTATCGGTTTTTCCCGACCCTCCATAGCTTCTCAAGAATCCCCTGAGTTCCTCTATTTCATTAGGATCAGACACAATTCTAGCCTCACTTAAGAGGTCACTTCCAACGGCTAAAACAAAATCATTGAACCCAACCTCCCAACTTGCTGATACCTTCTGGAAAGCGCTGTCATCAGGGTTGAGAGACTTCTCAACTAATTCGGTAAAGTTGGGATTAACGGTTTTATACAAAACTGCCCCCAGAGCAATGTTAAAGGGTTCTTTAAGCCCTTCCGCTTCTGAAACCTCCAATAGTTCATTGGAGCCAAACCTGCTATATCCCGCAGATGCTATATGGCCAACTACCTTCTGTTTGTCATGTTCAATGTTGGTAGGCTTATGAACAAAATTGTTTGTATATTTTACAGCCGTAGCTGTATCCATGCCGTCTCCATTTTTATTGAACTTATTTACTACAGCAGCGTTAAAAGCAACACCAAGAAGATCTACGTTCCCCTCATAATTAATATCTTTTGGCACAAGGGGAGCCAGAGTCTCAAGAGACGCCTTTGAAATTAACGACGATTCACTAATTTCACATGCTAAAAGCGGAGAGTCAAAAGTGGTGGTATATTTGTATTCCATTACTTTTTCTCCATCCAGCTTTTTGGAAGAGCGCCTTCGGCTCCAATTTTTTTAGCCCTACGGATTAATTTAGCCTTAAAGTCATCAAAGGTCATTGAACCTTTATACCTTCCCCAACTGCTAACAGCATCCTTAACATCTTGGGCAGACATTACGGGGAAAGAGCGTCTCTTGGGATCAAGAAAATCGCTATCCTTTAAGGCACTACGCTTTTTTCCGCCAAACCTTTCTGCGGCAATATCAATCAACATTTGGGCGTAGCTTTTTTTAGGCTTGATTTTTTTCTTCATTTCTCCACCGCCATAATCGCCCTCCATTTTTTTCTTGGAGTCCTCGTCGAACTTCATGTCTCTCTTAAGGGCTTTTTTCTCAGCATCCTTCTTTTCTGAGGGCTTCCCCTTTTTAAGATTCTTGATTTTACTCTTGTCATCCTCTATGGCGTCCTTCTCATGCTCGACCTTCTGTTTTTTAGTGTCGCGCTTAAGTTCTTTTTCGTCGGTCTTCTCCCAACTAGCCGCCTTGGACGCTTCTTTTTTCTTGGTCTTTTTATCGTCGTCTTTTTCCTCTTTATCGTCGTCTTTTTTATCGCCACCCTTTTTCTTGCGAATCATTTCCATGAACTTCTCTTGAGCGGCCTTCTGCTTGTCAGTCGCAGCATCTGACTCCCGACGAATATCCCCTTCGTCCTCCTTCATGTCTTTTTCAAGAGCAGCAATTTCCGCTTTAACGTTTTTTACCGCACCCTCATGATGCTTAAGCATTTCCTTAAGGTTTTCATGATGCAGTTCACGTTTGTCCTGCTTATCTTGGTCCAAAGTAATTTTTCTCTTATCCTCTTGAAGCTCAGGATAAGGCTTACCATAGCCCGCTGTTGTTTCGTATTCGTTAGGAACTAAAGCGAGTTCTATTCCCTCTTTAGTGAGTTTAAATGTTTGTTTTAGTTTATTTTTCTTCATGGCTATGATATAAAATGGCGGATGCGTAAGTTTCCAGAGTGTGCTCGGCAGAGATGTCTAATACCTCCTTTAAAGTGTCTAGATTCTCAATCTCATTGAAATTCTTTACACACGATTCTAAAGTTTCTCCCCAATATTCTTTGGCTCTAGAACAAACGATGGACTCGCATAAGCTGCTAGCCATGTCCTGTTGATCAGTGGTAAGCTCCTTTACCTTCAGCTTATTGGTTAATTGAGCCTTCGCCTCATGTATTAAGGTTTCCACATCGTAGATTGTCTGTTGTATATTGGCTCTGGAATACTTGGCATTTGCAAGTGGAATGTCTGTTGTGCCTTCTGGTCGCCCCCTCTCTTTAGGTGGACCTTTGACGGCTCCACTCGGACTAAACACAGGGACCCCGCCAACCATCGGGTTGTAATAACCCTGTTCGCGCTCCTCAAGAAAATCTTTCTGAGCTTCCTTAAGCTTATCAGGCTCAGGGAATCTGCCATTGTGGAACATCTCCATGCCTTGTTTCGGAGTAATGATTCCCAATTCCATGAGTCTAGTTGACGCTCTCATAAGCTGAACTTCATCCCTCATGTCAATGTCCTTCATTTTTGCTTCTGGCCATGACCTGAAACCGAGGTCTTTCGCTATCCTCTTTATCTCCTTATTAACGAAATCATTAAGGAAGCCGAAACGGGACTCCTGCAAACGATCAATAAAGATTTGAGCCTTAACTTGGGTAGAGTTAAACTTCTCCTCTCCCACAACAATGTTTTGTAGGCCCTGCTTAATATCCTCGTTAAGTATTTGATATTTCTCTGGCCCTAATACTAGATTTAGTTCAGGTATTATAAATTCAGCCTTTGTAGTGTAATCTGAAACTAAGACGCGCCCGACACTCTCATTTTTGAAAAGGTTCTGCATTGCAGAAAGGTTATTGGGATTGACTCCACCCTTGTCAGGATCGGCCCCCATCGTGATCAGCAAAATAACATTTTCCACCGTTCGCGTGATTGCTTGATCCATTTTCTTCAGTTCCAGCTTGGCATTAATGTCTTCCAACACTGGAAAGCCAAAAGGGATAGCAAACGGCTCATAATCTTGCTTTTTATAAAAAGAATAAGACAGCCTCCTTGCGTCAAGGTTTATGGAAACCCCACCTCTTTGATAAGACCCATCCCGAATGGAGCTTTGTATATCAGGGTCTAAGCCTTCAAAAACCGCTAAATCTTCATCTGTTTGGGGGCTGGATAACCGCGCTAATTCATACTCGGATAAAACCTTCTTGTAGACGCCGCCACTAGTGAAACCAGTGGCTCTAGTAGCTATGATATCGTATGGGTTAAGTAAGATATAGCGCAGTGGAACTTTATTCGCAGACGAATTTATCGCGCCTACTTGATTGATTAAACGAGCGTAATCTTCTGTTTTAAATTTACCATCTATCCTGTAAAGGAAAACGTTTCCGCTTCGATAATATTCGCGAAAATACTGATCCTTTAGTTGAATTAAATTAATTCTTTTAAACCATTCATAGAAAAACTCCCTGCTTTTGCGTGTGCCACCTTCCAGATATATATCTGTGTTGGTGAATTCTGACATTATATCAATAGCATTTCTAAAGACAGCTACATTAGCGTAGGCTTTTTGACACAACTCAATAGCATCTCTAGCCGTCACACCATCTGCCGCATATTGATATGGCAGCATTCCTGCACTAATGCTAGAGAATCTCTCCTTGGGATTACGATAAGCTACATTATTTGTTCTTGAACCCTTGAAACCTTCCGTTGTTAGAGCTTGCCGCCTAGCCTTAGATACTTGAGAGTAAGAGGCTTCGGAGGTATAAAACGGTTCCCCCAATAACTCTGGTGTAACCTCTGGACTAGCGGGGGACGAAGGGTGTTGACTTGTGTCGAATTTCGTCCAATATTCTGAGCGCTTTGTGTATTTTCTTTTAGCCATGGGATATAGTTGATATTACACCCCAAAGTTGACTTTCAACTTTTAAATGTCAAGAAATGAACATTGGCGTGAAAGTTGTCTGCACGGCATCTGCCTTATCAGACTCCATATCGTAAAAAACATTCATCGCCCAGTTACCTAAAACCAAGGCAGAATATGAGTCCTTGCGAGCTTTATCTGCACCCTTTTGTTTTCTTAAATTAGGCGGTAAATCAAAACTCTGGGTGCCTTGTAATGAAGTTGTAATTTGTATCAAAGCACATTGAACTTTAATTAAATCCATCATATCCTTTTGGTGCTCAACAAAATCAATCATTCGTGCTCCCACATTACCTTTTTCATTTGGGTCATTCCTGATGAATTTTAATTCTTTTATTGGAACTCTAGACTTACGCTGAATATTGTAATCATCATTCATTGCGGCACCCGCAAAAAATATCTTTTTATGATCAAACGCCGCTTGAAGGGATTCATTTGCCAGTCGAATCCAAGCCGAAGTGGGTTTTCTTAGGAAGACGATATTATTCTGACTCTGATTGTATTGATGCTTTATACGGCGCAAATTTTTATCATAATCCTTTGTGTTGTCCAACTCAGCCTCAATCACACCTAATTTAATATTTCGCTTTTTAAATATATCGCTTTCATTGCAGGAGTTAAGAAATTGCACACCTCCGTTGTAATCCCCTACAACAGCAACAATATTAAAGTGCGTAAGAAGATATGCGGCATACTTAATATGTGTCTTAAGATTAGCTCCAGACAAAGCGTAACTATGAACCACGGTGCCTTTGCGCGTATCTCGATTAAGCTTAATTATAAGCATTGCAAAGTCATCGGAACTCTCGCTCTCAGACCATGAGGGGTCAAAGGCGAGAATGTATTCATCCTTGGGATTACCAACAACTTCAACACACTGGCCATCCCCATCGGCAAGAGTACAAGCTGCCATTTTGCTAACCTTGAAATAGCCAGAACTATCATCTGTGAAAATAGCCCCAAATTCCCTTTCAAACTGGGAATCACTCATGGTCGCTTTAGATTGGCTTATCAAATTTTGATCATACAGTTGCTCGGGGGCGCAATCATAACTGAAATGCATAATGGTTCTATGCGCCCCATCTTGCTTATTCTCATTAAGAATCAGGGCTTCATATTGCTGGTAAATTTTGTAAAGATACTCAAACTTGTAAGATGCAGAGGAAAGCCCAATGATTTTGTTGTTTGGCCACTTTCTCCTATCCTCTTCTTTCATTTTGCCTTTTTCGATCATCTGGGTTTCTAAATCATAAACCTCTTGACGTTCAGTGGGGTTTTCCACCACAGAAAGAAAGGGAATGATAACCTCGTTATAAATTTTCTCAGGCATAAGAAGCAACTCATCAACAATCATTCGTTGAAAACGGAAACCCCTTAACTTTTCCCCATCCCCCAGTGGCAGGGCGCGAATGCTACTTCGACCAATCTCCATGACCCATTCGTCATTCATTTTAGAGACCCTAGTAATACATTGGGAAAAGAAAGTCGCTTTTGGGCTTTTTGATATATCTTCAATCTTTTTAAAGATCATTTTAGATTGCCTGAAGGACTTAGACAGTATACCTATCTGCACACCCTGATTGAGAATAGCGTCTAAGAGCGCGAAAATGCCCGTAGAGAAGC